TTTACACCTTTTCACATTTCAAATGCCGATTTTTATGTAAATTATTTTTTTACATAAAAATATTTAAAAATATTTTATAATAATATTAAATGAATGTTGAAGAATTAATTAATAAAAATAAGTTATTAGAAGATGAGAATAAAGAGTTAAAGGAAAAACTTAAAAAATATACTGCTCCTGCTAGACACAAAAAATATTATGAAAATCATAAACAAGAACTATTAGAAAAAAATAAAGAATACAAAGTGCCACCTGAAAAGAAAAAAGAATATGCTAGAACTGCTTACCTTAATAAAAAAGAAAAACTCAAAAGAGAAAAAGAGCAAAACGAAAAATTAATGGAAACCAATATTTAGGAATTTATATAATTATGCGGATTATTATATAAAAATAAAATATTTAGTAAATATATAAAATGGTTAAAAAGAAAAAACCAAAGGAAACATTCCAACAATTTAGGAATAATGAAAAACCTACCTATAAAACTTTCAAAATACCGCTCAAAACTATTTTACTTAATCGTGATATGATACAACCAGTTATAAATAATTTACTTTTTGAAATGAATGATTTAGTTATTCATACTTATCAATTTATACGATTGTATATTTTGAATTGTTATACAAACAACAAACCATTACCAACAATAGACGAAACATTTATTTTGTATTGTATCAAAACATTAGGGTCAAGAGATAATAGAGGTAAAAAGGGTAAAGATACAGAACTTTTAGAAATACTTGAAGAATTTTACAAAATTGAATATCAACCTTTACTTAATCACGAAAAAACTAATTTGAAAAATACCACTTTTTTATTACCTTATTTAGCAACACAAATACATACTTCTTTACATAATAATTTTCAAGAGCATTTTATTCAGCATTTCTTACGATTTATTAACAAAAGTACAAATGAAATTACAGAAGATAAAGCAACCTTATTTCAATTCAAGAAACAATTATTAGAATTGAATGAAACTGATGAAATGTTTTCTAACTGGAAACTTACTCATTTATCTAACATTTTACCTACTGAAATAAAAAAATCAATTCATTATGATGTTAAAGTTAGACCATTTGAGTATTTGAAAGGGATGTTATATATGAATTCTGTATTGGAAAAACAAGAAAGTAAATTATTCCAACCATTACCATTAAGAAATAATATTATTCCAAAGCATATTATAATAGATACAGCAAGTTTAATAAATTTATTTTGTCCTGAAAAGGATAAAGAAGGTAATAAAGTAAAGAAGGGTGAATTGTTAAGTAATGTAAAAGAAAATCAAAGTGAAGTATGGTTTAATTTTTTAGATATGAAAAATAAAATATTCAAGAACAAACATTATCAGTTTCATAATCAAATACAAACTGATGGAATTAGTTGTTGCTTATTATTTATTAGAAAAGATTTGAAAGATAAAAAATGGGGTTCAAGAGTTCCTGTTTTACAAGAACAAGATTTTTACAATATAGAAGATTTATCCAAAGAACAATTAGATACATTGAAAGATAGAAATATTGTAGGTTGTGACCCTGGTAAACATTCATTAGTTTATATGATGGATAAAAATGGTAATAAACTACAATTTACAGCATCGCAAAGAAAGGTAGAAAGTTATGGAAAAAGAAATGAGAGAATATTATTACAAGAAAAGAAAAGAAATAATATTATAGAAAAAGAAACTCATTTATCAAGTAAAAATAGCAAATCCGTTGATTATGAAAAGTTCAAAATTTATCTGGTAGAAAAAGATAAACTGAATAAAGAGACAATAGAATTTTACAGAAAAGAAGTTTGGAGAAAAATGAAATTTAGACAATATAGTTATGGTAAGAAAAGTATTGATACATTTTTGAATAAAATTAAAGAAACTTTTGGAGAAAATATTATTATTGGTTATGGTAATTGGGGCAGAACTACACAAATGAAAAATATAATGCCTACAATGAATAAAGGATTAAGGAAACTAATACATAAAAAGTATGATACAATTACGATAAATGAATTTTACACATCTCAAAGATGCTGTGAATGTTATAATGAATTGAAACATCAAACAGATAAAAAAGGAAAAGAAATATACAGATTATTCTGTTGTTCTAACTGCGTGAGTTCCAAAAACAAAAATGGCGTATGTAGAACAAGGGATAAGAACTCTGCTATTTCTATAATGAAACTTGCGAAGGAATGGATAAATACACAAACCAGACCAGAAGAGTTTCAGTTAAAGCACACGCCTTCTCCTTGTATTACTTTGGTAAAAGCAAGAAACGAAATTAGGCAATCGTAGGGTGAAATTCCCTATTATTGATTTTACATTTTTTAATTATTTTTATGCAGTGAAAATCGGCGTTTGAAATGTTAAAAGGTGTAATTCATCAAATTCAAATATTTCAACATTTTCCATTTTAATATATATAATTATCATAAATATATTAAATCATTTTTTTATGAAAAACAATTAAGTTTTTTCCACAATTTTCTTGCATTCCATTCTTCCCTCATTTTCTCCTTAAATTGGATAAAATCCATATCTGAATCTGGCTCATAATACTGCACCTTACTATCCTCATCCAAATAATCAAAATAATCATGATGTTCAGTATTATCCTCATCATACATATAGCATTGTATAGTTATACAAGTCTTGGTATTATCATCAAGATTTTTTAGTTGATGAATTTGGTTAATAGTTGGGCTAATCCATGTTATATCATCTTTTTTGAAATCTTTTTTTGAGAATGGTTCGATGTTGTCTTGGCTGAGGAAGGGGTAAAGGCTAACGTTAATGGAGCCGTGTAATACTCTGATTATGGCGTGGGCGCCGGCGTGGTTGTGGATTGGGGAATAATGTCCAATTGGCCAGATTTCCATTACATATGGTATGCCGGGGGATTCGCCGTTATTTTGTCCGAGGGTTATTCTGAGGTATGTTTCTTTTATATTGGGGTCTTTGGAGAATTCTTTACTTTTTTTGATAAGGGTGGTATTGCACCAGCAATTAGGGGTAGCGATGCTGTATTCAATTGCTTTGGAGAAGTCAGGGAAATCTTTGGTATTTAATATGAATTTTTTACCTGAAATGCAGTCGTATAGTTTTTGGGCTGTTTGAGATAAATTGGATTTTGGAATAATCTCACCTTGACTAATATCGGTCATACTAACTTCGTCAGTATTTTTTACTATCATTGGGATTTTGTCAGTAATTGGGTCTCTAAGTAATTTAAGAGGTTTTATGGATGAGCTTTCTTGAGGAATAATTATTTTGACTAAACTTTCTAAAAAAAGTTTATTATTTTCCCAGTTAAGTTTATCATCATTTGAGAATTTATAGCTATATATAATAGTTTCTATTCTTGGTTCTCCAATTCCGCAATATATTTTTTGATTTTGTGAGTCGATACTGACCCAATAAAATGCACCATTTTTATTTATTAAACCTTCTTTGTTGTTAATATCAATCAATGATTCATTTTTGGGTAGTTTAGTGATGATTACATTGGTTGTGGTAAATTCAATTTTAAGTTCGTTTGAATTATCGTTATTGTAGATGTGAAATAGGCAGGTTGATTGGTTGTTATCAGTTTTAAAGATAAAAACGCATTGACCGTGGACGAGTAAATCGATGTTGGTAGTATTTTGTTGAAGTTTTGAGGATTTTTTAAGTTTATAAAACTTATTTATGCCTGTCATAATTATTATAATATTTTAAATTTTCAATATACATACATAGTTTTATCAACTACTTTTACGATATTACCATATTTTTGTTTTAATTCTTGTAAATGTTCATATTCGGGGAATATGAGTATTTTTTTGATATTATTGGGTAATTTTCGTATTTTTTGATTAAAATGTTGAACATCTATTTCTCCAATGTTATCTGATTCTGGGCAGAACATATTATCGTCGTTGATAATATTTTTTACTCCAATTCTTAGTTCTTCTATATTATTTGGTAAGTTATCGATACTTTGGTTGTATAGAAGAGGTATTTCTAAAAGTTTTAGAGAATTGGGTAGATTTTCCATGGTATGATTAAATATGCTTCCGCTTTTGAATTGAAGTTTTTCAAGTCCTTGAGGAAGGTAATCGAGAGTTTGATTGAACCTTTGATTAATATTTAATTCTTTTAGTCCAATTGGAAGGTTATCCAGCGTGTGATTAAAGTATCTTGAGTTAAAATTGATTGATTGGATATTATTAGGAACATTTATTACTGGAAAATTATATTCATCGCAGAATATTATTTTATTCGCATTTTTTAGTTGTTCCATAGTATTTCGGTCAATTTGTTCGTATATACATTGAATTGGTGAAATTTTATTTGTCTTTTTAAAGCAGCAAAACATTTTTTAGTAGGTATAAAATAGTGATTATTTTTATCAATTTTTTATGTAATATAAATTATGGCAAATAGTAACTCAAATACATCTACAACGCGTTCGGTGGGAAGTAATAATTCTAATTCAAATTTATCTAATAGAAATATGAGTTTAGATGAGTTATTGAAGAAGTATAATAGAAGTCATGAGCGAAAAGTGAGTGTAAATTCGTATAAGGGCTTAGATAAGAGAGAGTTGATGAAAAAAGCTCATGATCTTTTTACGAAGAATCAGAGAACTAATCTTGAGAAGGAATTGAATAGGATGATGGTGAGTAATCATCAAGATAAGAAGGTTCATTGGAAGAATAGTAGTGTGAAGAGATTTGATAAGGAGAATGCGCCTGATGAAATCAGGAGAAATCCGCGTAATGTTCAAATTGAAAGAATAAAAGGCGGTAAGCGTGTTTTTTTATTTGAGAATATGAGAATAAGTGCAACTAAGCCAAAAAGAGCAGCAGAGAAGGTATATGAAAAAACAAAGTTGAATAAAATATCCTTAAAGGACTTGAATGGAAATTATTATAATTATAAAGTTAAAAAGGATAGGGATGGAAATATAAGGATAAGAAGTGTGTAAAAAAATTGATTAAATTTCTTGTTACTTTTAATAATAGTAAGAATATGTATTACCCTACATCTTTTTTTATTGATAAATCAGGATATAATGAATATATCCGGAGCCATGCTCCAAAACAATTAAATAAAGTAATTGATGAATTGGATGAGGAAGACGTGATTGACGGTTGTAGAATTTGTTTACCAAACAATTGTGCATGGCGTTATGATTGTCTATGGTTGATTGACGCAGGAAAAGAATTTATTCCAGTATTAATTCAAAATATTAATACAAGTTCTGAAATGGCGTTATGGTCTTGTGGTATAAGTCCGGAGGAAGATGATGAAATAGAGTGGTCATTTGATGAATTGATTAATTACGTTGGAGAGAGCTGGCAAATTAGTTTAAAAAAGATAATTAAAGAAAAATATTGTGATAAAACAATTGAAAAGTAGTTTAAAAAATATTTATTATAAATAAAAAAACTTATATGTCAAATTATATTTATATCTTGCAGACGAGAGAATTTATAAATGCTAAAAATAACATTTACAAAATTGGAAAGTCGGGGCAGGAAAATTTAAAAAGATTTAATAGTTATCCAAAAGGTTCAAAATTAATAATGCAAGTTATTTGTTCAGATTGTAATATTGTAGAAAAAAATATTATTGATTTATTTAAAGAAAAATATACGCAAAAAAAAGATATTGGAACTGAATATTTTGAGGGAGATATGTATCAAATGATGGATGATATTTATGATGAGTGTAAAAAATATAAAGAAACTAATAGCGAAGACGTAGAAATGAATGAATGGACAAAAGATGATGTTGTATTTGGAGGTAAAAATTATTATATAAAATTTTGTGATAATAGTGATTATTATAAAATTTTATATCTTACGTCAGATTGTGTAAAAAATGGAAAAATTATTAGATATGAGGAATATGTTATAAATAATAGTGTTATAAGAGAATTATTTATTGAAGAAAAGATTAAAAAAGGTGAATTATATAATATTACAACTTTAATTGATTTAATAGATTCTAAGAGAATAAGAATTAAAGTTGATGGATTTAATGAAAAGATGAATTATTATGATATTGATATTCATTTTAATTACAAAAATATAATAAATTTCTCGAATAAAATGGTTGAAAAATTGGATAAAATATTTTATGGTGATATAATTTTAAATGATACATTTATTTTATCATTTTGTAAAGTTGAAGAAAGTAGTTTAATATTTGAACATGTTAGGTATAAATTTTTTTGTAGATTAAATAATAAAGAAAAGGTTAGTAATGATTTTGAAATGATTATTTCGATTATCAAGAAAAATGATAACAAAAGAATTGAGGAAATTTTTGATAATAAAAATAATGAATTAAAATTGTCAAAATCAGCATCAGAAAAATTGAAGTTAAATAAAGAAAATGAAAAAAATCATAAAAAAAGGTATAAAGTAATAATAAAGCAATTAAAGAAGATTAATGCTAAAAATACTCATCAAAAATATTTTACGCCACAATTATGTAATCGATATATGAGTGTTGGATTACATATGTTTATAAATGATTATCATAATAATATAGATGGTTGTCAAAATTCATATGAGAATGTTGGTGACTATATGGAAAAAAAATATTCTAATGAAATACGTGAAGTTTGTAGGAATGATGAGTTATATTATAAATTAGGTTTATAAATTAGAAGTAATTGTTATTGCTCCATTAAGATTATATATTTTTGATGCGTAATTGAGGAAGATTTGTTTATTATTTTTTAGTTGTTTTATAATTAGTAATGGATTTTTTAATAAATTATCGTATTTTTGATTGGAGTATATTTCATTTAAAATGAATAATTCAGTATCTTTATTAAATAATGCTGTGAAATATATTTCTTCTCTTGAGTAGCCTTCAATTATAAATTTTTTTTTATTGGTTATAAGTAGGTATTTTATTTTATCATTTTGTTTTTCAAATCTGATAGTATCAAGATAGTATTTTTTGTAATAGTCGTAGAAAATATTGAATTCTGATAGATAGAAAAAGTTTTCAATAAATTTGTAAACGAATATGCAATTTCTATCTTCAGTTTGTTTTTTCCATTTTCTTAGTAAATCTAAATTATTTTCTTTAGTTAATATTTCTAATTTTTTTAGTCCAGATGGAAATTTTTCAATAGATTGTATATGCATAATTTTATTATTTAATTCGAGTTCTTCTAAGTTTTGTGGTAGATAATCAAGTGTTTTTTCAAATATTTCAGTATTTATTCTTAGTTTTTTTAATCCTATTGGTAATAAATTTATTTCTTGATTAAAGTCGCCATTTAAAAAAGATAATGATTCTAAGTTTTCAGGCAAATTATCAATTGGTTGATTAAATGATACTCCGCATTCTAAATTTTTTAGACTTTTTGGTAAATTATTTATAGGTTGATTAAATAATTCTCCGCATTCTAAATTTTTTAGACTTTTTGGTAAATTATTTATAGGTTTATTAAATCCATAATTTAATTTTAATGATTCAAGTCCTTCTGGTAAATTATCAATTGGTTGATTAAATAATTCTCCGCATTCTAAATTTTTTAGACTTTTTGGTAAATTATTTATAGGTTTATTAAATCCATAATTTAATTTTATTGATTCAAGTCCTTCTGGTAAATTATCAAGAGTAAAATTAAAATTTTCACCAACAAATTTTATTGATTTATGTTTTTTTATAACATTGATTAATTCATCAGTTAAAGGTGAATTTAAATTTTTTATTATGAGGATATTGTTTATAAGGCTATAATTTAATTCTTGTGCCATTTATATTTTTTGATATTTTTTAAAAATATATTAAAACCTAAATGTTTAAGGTTTTTTAGTTAAAAAAATAATCTATAATATATAGTATATATGAGATGCATTAATACTGCATTATTGCTTCTAAGTCTCTCATTTGTAGTTTCTATTCCGATTCAATTATTTGAGGAGGATAAATCTACAATTGGAGAGCAGGTAGCTTCAATTGCTCAAGCAAGTGAGGAATACGTAGTATTTCCCAAAATTGAGAATCCTGTAGAGGAATTTGTATTGGGGGTGAAAAAGCCTGAAGAATTGGGTGAAAGTTTTTCAGGTCCTCCTAAGAATTCAGGAAGAAAATTGTTTTCTCTTGAAGATGAAGATGAATTTGGAGATTTTCTTGAAAATGAATATGCAAGTAGAGAAAATGAATATTTAAGACCAGGAAGTAGTCCTGCTCCTATTCCAGTAAATAGTCCTGCTGGAAAACAAATGGCTGCATTACAAAACAAAGCAACTAAAACTCCAACTCCAACTCCAGCAAAGACTGAATGGAATGCTCCAGCGATTGTTACTGGCACTGCTGGACCTGGAAAAATTAAAATGAGAGTTAAGGGTGGAATTAGACCTGTCACTGCATGGGTTCCTGCACCAAAAACACTTGTAGAAGAAGATGAAATTTTAGAAGTTTCCTCCAACTCAAGAAGACTTCTCAAATCTAAATCTGCACGAGCACCAAAAGCAGCTCCTGCTCGAAGACCAGCTCCTGCACCTAAACCAGCTCCTGCACCTAAACCAGCTCCTGCACCTAAACCAGCTCCTGCTCGAAGACCAGCTCCTGCACCTAAACCAGCTCCTGCTCGAAGACCAG